GATATCTTGCAGGCGCTTCAAAAGCGTTTGAAGCTACACCATGTATTAAAAGATATTTGTTCACACATATACAATCAAGATTTTTAGAAATATCAGCAGATGAATGGGACATTGCCGCAATGTTACCAGTTGAAACATTTGTTGGTGCCACTACTAGTAAAGTTTACGCAGATTCAAGGAAAAAATTCTAATGTCATTCTCCCCAAATTTATTTTTGGCGCATATGCGTTCAAAGGATGGTCCTGCAAAACCATCTAGATTTGAAGTTATTATTCCTTTGCCGCTATATATTGCAAAGTTTATATCTACTACTGCTCTTGAGGGATTATTCAATTTACCAAATGCAATCTTTGGTACAATAACAGACACGATTGGTAGTGCAATAGGACAATCACCAACTGGTGCAAATTCTACACTATCAAGATATCTTGCTTTGCAATGTGAAGCTGCAGAATTGCCTGGTAGAACAATAATGACACAAGATGCCAAAGTGTATGGTCCAGCATATAAAGTTCCTTATCAAACACAATATGGTGATGGCACTATAACTTTGACTTTTATATGTACAAATGAATTTTGGGAAAGAAAATTGTTTGATAGATGGTTAGAAGCTATTAATCCTTCTGATACAAACAATGTTAGATTCCCAAAAGACGAAGCAACAAGATACATGACACCAATTAAGGTGATTCAGTATGACGATTTTATTAAGCAAATATATGCAGTTGAATTGATGGATGCATTTCCAATTGGAATATCATCACAAGCATTAAGTTGGTCTGATGATAATTTTCATAGACTACAAGTGCAATTTGCTTATCAGAAATACAAACCAGTATATACCGGAAGTTACGATATCGCTGCAGCTGCGACCGCTCTATTTGGAGTTGGTCTTGCTAAGATATCGCCTTTTGGTAAAGCATTAACTTAATTTATTTTAACAAAGCGAGGATATTATGTTACCAAAGTTAGACATACCAATTTATGAAACTACATTAATTTCAACAGGCAAAACAATTAAGTTTCGTCCGTTTTTGGTCAAAGAACAAAAAATCTTTTTAATGGCTGCACAGTCAGAAGATTCAAAAGAAGTTATCAATTCAATCAAACAAGTATTATCAAATTGTGTAGTTGATGATACAGATGTTTCTAAGTTACCATTTTTTGACTTAGAAAATCTATTCTTAAATCTTAGAGCCCGGTCAGTTGGTGAAAAAGTAGAATTGAATTATGTGTGTAATAATCTAGTTAAAAATGATAAAGATGAAGATGTTCAATGTGCTGGTAAAATAAAATTAGATATCAATCTAATGGATATTAAATCAACAAAGAACGAAGAACACTCAAACAAAATTATGCTTACCGATAAACTAGGCATAGTAATGAAGTATCCAAGTTTTGATGTTATTAGCAAATTAAACATTCAATCCGAAAGTGATTTACTACAATTGATTATTGCTTGTATTGATTACATTTTTGATGAAGAAAAAATATATTATGCAAAAGATTCAACTGAACAAGAATTAACAGATTTTATTGAAACTATGCAACAATCGGATATAGCAAAAATTCAAAAGTTTTTTGAAACTATGCCAAAGATTTCTAAAGATGTAGAGTTCAAATGTAAGAAGTGTGGCTACGAAGAAAAAACTACAATTGAAGGCATCCAAAATTTTTTCGGGTAATTCTAAATTATGAGTCCCTTGGTAACTACTATCAAACTAACTTTGCACTTATGCAACATCACAAATATAGTTTGACGGAATTGGATATGATGATTCCTTGGGAAAGAGATATTTACATTTCATTGTTGGTTAAATATCTAGAAGTAGAGAATGAAAAACTTAAAGCTCAACAGAGAGTAAAACACTAATGAGTAGACTAGCAGACATATACAAATCAGAAAAGAGAAGTGGTGGTGGATTAGGTTCCACTTTAGGTAAAGCCGCACTTGAAAAAATCGATCCAAGGCAGATGTTCAATCAACAAGGATTGATGGCTGCAATGTTGCCATCTTTATTTAAAGCATATAGTGCGACACCAAAATCAAGAAGCAACACCATGTCTTCCAGATTAACTACACCTAGTTTAAACACAGGTGCTTTAGAATCACAATTGACAGACATTGGCGTTAATACGAGATTGACTGCAAAAAATACAATGGTGTTGCCGATGATGGCGAGAGATTCGAATTTGACAAAATTAAACATTATGAAATTAGTCAAATTGCAGGGCGGCAAATCAACAAGAACTTCTGATATGTTTTTTAAAAATTCTGCAGCTAGAGAAAAAGAATATGAGTCGAAGTTTTCAAAAGAAAAAGCAAAAACACCAACACCAAGTTCTTCTGGTGGTTCTCCTGCCGCTGCAGGTGGCGCTGGTGGATTAAAAGGTATTGGTTTAGATTTTCTTTCTACACTTATGGGTGGTATTGGTAAAGGATTAAGTCTAGCGGCAGTTGGTGCTGGTATCGGTGGATTCTTTGCAGGTATAGCGGCTGGAGGCGCCGCAGTACAAGCATTAGGAGGATCTAAAGGTGTAAAAGATATGTTAGTCGATTTAGCTGAAGGATTAGGCGCATTTAGTGGTCAGTCTCTATTAGCATTTGGTGCATTATTAGGTGCTGGTATGTTATTCGGTCCATCAGGTTCTAATCCAGTAACTGGACTAGGAAAAGGACTTAACATGTCAATTGGCATCGCATCGATTGGTTTAGGTCTAGGTGGATTTCTAGCAGGTCTTGCTTTAGGCGGCGCAGGTATAGCTGCATTGGGTGGAAGTGGTGGTGTTAAACAGATGATGGTCGACCTTGCAGAAGGTCTTAATGCGTTTAATCCAAGTAGTATGGCAGCTTTTGCTTCATTACTTGGTGCTGGAGCATTGTTTGGAGTTGTTACTGGAGTAGCTGCACCAGTCGGTCTTGCAATGATGGGCGGAACAATGCTTGGCATGACCGCCATTGGTTTAGGTCTAGGTGGATTTCTAGCAGGTCTTGCTTTAGGCGGCGCAGGCATTGATATGCTTGGTGGTGGTCGAGGCGTAAAAGATATGTTAGTAAATCTTGCAGAAGGTCTTAATGCATTTGGTGAAATTGATGCTAATAACTTACTATCATTAGCTGTTGCGATTCCCGCATTTGGTGTTGGTATGTTAGGATTTTTTGGTATGCAAGGTATTGCTGGTATAGTTAAATCATTTTCAGATGGTATGAAAGGTGTAACTGATTGGATTTTTGGAAATAAAACCGGTAAAACACCAATGCAACAATTATCAGAAGATTTAAAATTGTTTGCAAATATTAATGGTGATAACTTATCAAAAATTGGCCAAGGTTTTAAAGACTTAGCTTCTGGTCTATTGGGATTCGCATCATTAAAAGATGAAGATTTAGCTAAAGCGTCAAGAGCTGCAGCTGCGGCCGCAGCATTAGCAAAGAATGTTCCGACAGCACCATCAGTACCATCAGTACCATCAGCGCCAAGTACAACATCAACATCACCAACAGCTGATATGAGTGCATATAAGTCTAGGGCAGGAGTTGGTAGAGAGGGTTCTAGTTCAACATCACCAACACCAGCTGGTAAAAATTCTTTATTGGATATGATTGCAAAAGGAGAATCAGCAGGTGCTGGTGGATATAATGCAATGAATCAAGGAACTCCGGGCGGCGGACCAGTTATAGGTTCTGGTGATTCACAAAAAATTATTCAAAAGAAATTAACCGACATGACTGTTGGTGAAATTATGGATAGGGCTGCAAAACCAACTGATGACGCAAAAAAGAGAAAAGATGGTGGACTAATATTTGCTGCCGGAAGATATCAAATAATTCCTGATACTTTAAAAGGTTTAGTTAAACAAGGTGTTGTTTCGAGAGATGATAAATTTGATGAGGCCACCCAAGATAAATTAGGAATGGCATTAATTCAAGGTACTGGTGCTTTAAAATTAGCTGCCAAGGGTGACTATGAGGGAGCACAAAATGCTATGGCAAAAACATGGGCTTCTATTCCACTCGCTACAGATATTGGTAATAAAAAAGCAGGACAATCTTACTATCAAAAAGCTGGTCAAAACACGGCACACGCCGGACTTGATGTAAAAGGTGCCTTAATGGCTAGTTCACCATCTACCGGTGTAACATTAGCATCTGCATCAACATCAATGTCAGACCAAAGAATGGCTGCAATGAAACCAGGTGGCGGTAACACAACTATCAATGCACCAACAACAAATGTTGCTCAAAATGGTGGTGGCGGTGGTGGTAATAATGTAAACCCATACAATACAGATATGGCAAAGTATCTGCTAGGAACAATTACATAATAAAAAACCCCGCACAAGGCGGGGTTTAATTTGCATAAAAGATTTTACTCTTTTTCTGCTAAAGACTTAAAGTAATCTAAGTCTTCGTCATCATGTTCAACAATCTTTTTATCGATTACTGCAACATCTTCATCATCAAACTTTTTAAAGACTGCATCTTCTGCCTTAGTCTTTACAGAAGAACCACCATCAAAGCCCAAAACTTTATCAAGTTTCGCCTTCAACACTTCATATGATTTGAAGTTGGATGGTTCGGTGAATTCCTTCAGAGAAAATTCTTTCTTCCAAAGTGCTTCAAGTTTCTCATCATCACCATCAAGCAATGCAGACTTATCAGCGAATTCTGATTTGTCATAGTTGCGATAACCTTCAACATTACGAATCTTCAATTTGAAGTTAGCACCTTCCCACATATCAAATGGGTTGATTGGTGTTTCATCAGCGAATTCGGGATTCATCGCCTCTGTAATCTTATCAAAGATTTTCTTACCAAACTTAAACAGTTTGATTTCACCTTCGTTTGATGGATTACTTGGGTCTGATACGACCAGAATGTTAGCAATATAATGCAAACGGCGTTTTTGTTTCCGTGCAATCTCTTTGTTTGCTTCGATGCCAGAATTCCATAATGTAGTGTTGTACTCTGATACTGGATCTTTTTGACCTAGAGTTGTCAAAGAGTTTTCAATATACCAACCACCTGGACCTTGAAATCCATGGTCGAATCTACGAACCCAAGGTAGTGCATCATCACCGTCTACCGCAGGTGCGGGAAGAAAGCGAATAACTGCCATGCCA